ACATTGATGTATTCCCTCATGGCGAACATGAGGAAATTATCATCATTTAGATCATCGAATATCATTCGCTTGTCAAATCTACTTCATCTTCTAAATCAACTTCAGGATCGACCGTATTTATAAAATGATTAATGGTTTGTAATGCTCCAGCAATCATTGTAATTTGTTGAACGATTCGTTCTCTTTCGGTATTAAGAGCGGTCAATCTTTCATTTAAGACTGCACGATCTCCTTCAAGTTTTGCCTGTTCTTTCCGAAGTTCTTCTATTTTAACAACTTCATTTGTCATAATATACTCCAATAATTAAAATAATAAAATGAGGGTAACACAAAGTCACCCTCATGAAAATGCTATTAAGTAATAGCGATTGCCCCAGGTGCTCCACCGGAAGCTGGATCTGTTGCAACGGCATTACCACCGAAAGCAATAGGTGTCCATGCGGCGCCTGTCCAAAGGAGAATTAAACTTTCTCCCGCAGCAGCGGCTCCTGAACTAAAGGTATAAGTTCCACCTGCACCTACTGTTGTTGCTGGTGCTACTGATACTGTATTACCATTTGTGGCAATAGAGACAAATATTTTAATTTGTCCAGTAGTTCCTCCTGCAAGTGTCATTACTCTGCTGGCACTTGATCCATCCAGTAAAGTAATTGCAGTAGTAAGTGATGCGGCACCACTAGCACTTGGTGTATCTACACTATTAAGTCCTAAAAATGTAGGGACTTTGTTAAATACGTTTGCGTTAGTGATTTTTTTGTTTGTGGGACTTCCACTAGGATCATCGACAACATGAAAAAGGTCGTCTGTGCTCAATGCGGTTGACGCATTAAGAGCGGTTATTTTCTTATCGGCCATATTTTATCTCCTACGGCTATGTGACGGGACTCGCCACCGTTGAGGAATATGCGCTAAGACTCCGTTATTCTTACGAAAGGGATTGTCTTAGACGCACTCCTGTTAAATCTATTAGGAAATTTCTCCTAATAGGGTATCATATTGCTTAAGTTTGATGAGATTTATAATATCTTCATCGGTCTTGTACTTATCACTATCCTGAAGTAGACGCTGAACAACCGAACAATCTCTTCGTAATTCAGCATGTTTCTCAATGTGGGCTCGTATATCACTCACTTTGGATTCTACTACAGGAAGTATGTCAATTGAAGGAGAAGCTTTTTTTACTTCTTTCTTCACAGATTTCTTCACACTTTTCACGGCTTTTTTAGCCTTCTTTAATAAAGATTTAGCCATTATATCTCCAAAAATTAATTATTAAGTAGTAACCGCTCTTGTGGTATAACTAGAAGCGGTTTTCACTGCAGCAGTAATAGTTTTAGATGCAGCTGGCAGAACAACACCATCAACCGCGTCTTTAAGATCCGGATCTCCGATAACAGTATCATTTGCAATACTCAATGTTGCAGCTTCATCAACAGTAGTACCAGAGAATCTTACAGTATTACCCTGTAATTCATCTGCAATTGCTACACCATCAATATGTGTTGCTGTAAGAGAAAGGTTAGTACCAGTAGAAACAATAGCTAATGTTGCTGCTGTTCCCGCATCGTATTCTACTAACTCATCCCATGTTACTTCAACAGTAATTGCGGTTGCGGCTACGTATGCAGCTTGACCCCATCTTACTCTTGTAATTGTAGGTTGTCTTAAACCAGTTGTTGCTGATGTTCCTGCAAGTCCACCAATTGCGACAAGAACTTCATCATCTGCAGCGGTATTATCATTACCGGTTGCGGCGCTGTTTCTCATCATCCAGCCCTTATTAGAGGCAAATGCATTAGTGATATCATAATCACTATCTGCATCGTCAACTAGGTGCTGTGGTTTATTGTCAATGTCACCATGTGTGGTTCCCCATAAAGGCATTGTGTTCTCCCTATTTTAAGTTATTAAGTTATTATAATATTTATGACTTATCTATAATACTATGATATGCCAATAGTTCTTCTTTGTTCTCTACTAATGCTGTCTTTGCACTTTTGAGTTTTTCTTGTATTTCTGGAAACCCTGAAAATTTATCAGCAAGTTTGTCAATTTGTTCTAAACGTTCTTTAACTATGTTTAACGTAGAATCATAATTTGTGGTTGCCATTTGATTGTACTCCTTGAAAGAATGCTCCTCTATTAGGACTATGTGTAGATATTGTTTTACCTACTAAATCAACTAGTGGATCGACTTCTGGAAGTTTTTCTTCAGTTTCACCTTCAGATTCTTGTACTTCAAGAGAATCTTCGGGTTTTGCATTAACTATATCATTAACCAGAGATGCGACATTTCTTAACTTCTCCGCTTCTGATTTATTGTCAAAATAATCTGTGTTTTGTGCTTCTGTACTCATAAGTTTAGCTCAATCTTGAATCTTCGGTTTCCCATTCGGGTTTATTTTTTGCCACTCTATTACGTGCTTCAGAGACTACTTCATAAGCAGTTCTCTGTTTCTGTACATCTTCTTTTATTCTATTGACTTTCAAAATGGCAGTTACTTTCTTTGATAGTTTAAGACCAGTAGTACTGTGTGTGCCTTTTCTTAACTTAGATGCTAAACTGAAAAGAGCAGGTGCTTCAGCCCCACCTTTATCCGCTATTGCTTCTATTTCATCTGCGGCCTTATTCCTTGCTTTTTTAGATGATGCTTCATCAAGTTCTTCATCTTCATGCGGATGTTTATGTGGTTCTGTACCTTTATGTTCATCTACACCTTCTAATTTAAGAGGAGGCCATCCACCTTTTGTAAAGGATTTTTCTAGTGCTTTATGGGCTTTCTTTTTATCCTTTTTCTTAATAACAACTTGACCCTTTCGATTAATTTCGGCTTTTATACCGGCATCATCTAAGGCCATGATTGCTTGTAATTCGTTACTTTCTTCTAATGACATGGTTTCCTCCAAAACTAGTTCTTCAAGTAATTGTATTCTGTTTTCTCCTGTTAGAGATATTAATTCATGTAATGCGAATTTTTGAAATTCTTCTTTTCCCGCGCCGGCTTTTTTTGCCTTCAGTTTTGCTTTTAGTGCTGCTTGTTTTTCTTTGTCTACTTTACCGAGAGATTGTTTTCCTAGCGCCTGTTTTTTCTTTTGGCCGGACATTCCAGATTTAGATATTTTTGCCGTTGACGCAGCAGTTCTTTCTTTTTCTTTCGCGGCTATTTCTTTTTCTTTTTCAACATCATCATTTGACATAACCTTTTTTGACTTATCAGGATATTCTTGATATCCTTTCGGAGCTCTTCCATGTTTATCAAAGAATTTTTGAGCGTCTCCAATATTGTCGATCCCACCCACTTCATCAGCCGCAGCCATAGTTTCTTTTTCTTTTGCCTTTGTATCGGCTTTATCTATTTTGTCTTGAGCCACTTTCGCTTTTTGTTTATCGGTAACGGCAAGCCAACTTGCTGCGGTAGAACCTTTGCCCCACTTATCCCAAGCCTTAGTTAGTCCATATAACCCACCAGCCGCAGCACCAACCCATAGCAAATTAGTTAGATCATCTAGTGGATCGCCCTCTTTTAACTCTTCACGTTTAACATTTTTGTGTTCGTTAAATGATTTCATTATTTTTTACTCGGAATATCTACCTTAATTGTAACTGGATACTCTTTTCCACCAAATTTGAATTTCTTTTTACCTTCTCTTTTGGCGGCGGAAGCGGCGGCCATAAATTCAGCAGCACCTTCTTTTTTCAATGCTTGTAATTTTTCATAGGTCAATCTTTTAAGTGCTTCTTTGAAACCTCTCCTTCGACCATCAACATCAACTGCTTCAGTTGTTGCTAATATTTCATACTTCTGTTTCAACTCCTCTAGGTCTGCATATTCTGTAAATTCTGTAGTTTCACCTATAATTTTTGGAACTTTGTTAATATCTTTAGATTGTTTAAGTACCTTTGCGGCTTGTCTTTCAGAACCTTTTTCTACATACAATTTTCCTTTTTCAAAGAATGGTTCATATCCTAATGGACCGTCAATATCTGCATCTTCTAAGATACCAAGAACAGCTTCTTCATATCCTTCTGTTAAATGAGTGCCAGTAGTAGACATTCTTATTGCTTCTCTAAAATTCATTTTACCTTTCCTGACTTCATTTTGTTCTAATTTAGGTTTAGTGTTGACTTTTTCTTTTTTACCTGTCATTTTTTGTTCACCACTTCGAAACTTTTCCGCATCAGATTTATCTTGTACATCTTGCATTATTTTCGCAAGTTGATCAGTAACCTTTTTAACAACAGCATTAACTAATGCCGGATCTACATCCCCGTCTTCAGCAGGTGGCTCTTCTTCTGCAGGAGGTTCTTCCTCTGCGGGTGGCTCTTCTTCTGGTTCTTCTTCAGGAGCTGGTTCTTGTTCAGCAGTTGCTTCTGGATCACCTACCGGATCTTCATCCTCATCCTCTTCCTCTTCTTCCGCTTTTAATTTCTCTGCCTTTACTTTTTCTTTGGCGAGTTTCTTTTCTTCTTTTTTTGCCTCGCCATCTCTTTTAACGAGCCCGGCGATCACATTTAATAAGTCATCGGATGGCATACATTTCTCCTGAAAATTGTGTAAAACTTTTCTTTAGTTGTACATTAGTATCTACAACTTTTACTTGAAGATCATTCAAAAATGAATAATCAAATGGTATTCCTATTCTCTCTTTAACAGTTTCCAATAATTTTATTGCTTTATTAGAACATTTCATATAATCTTGTACATCTTCTTCTGTTATATCTTCTTCTGGTACTTGTGCAATGGTAAGACATTTATCTGTTAATATTAGTGATTCTTTAAGATAGGCTTTTTCTGAGGCAGTAAACGTACCTTCTCCTACACTATTAACAATTTCATCAAATAATTCATACGCTTCTTCACAAGTAGATAAATTTTCAGTATCATAACCTTGCCATGATAACTCTTTTGCAAGTTTGAGGTCGATATTTTCGACCTCAACTGGTTCTTGTGTACCTCTTCGACGCTTCATTCCTTCACGAATCATATCTAATTTCAATCCTTTACGTACATCATTCATCATATTTCTTTTCTCTTTTACTGTTAATTCATCTGATGCGCCCATTAGAAATGATTCAAAATCTCCTTGAACTGCAGCTTTTCTCATCTTGGATGCTGACATTCCAGAAGCACCATCTGCGTCTGGATCTCTTTCTCCGGCACTTACTACTTCTATTTCTTCGAATTCATAAATTCCATGTTTAGATTTCGTGCCATTGTAACTATTTAGTAAAGATTTAAACTCTGAAACTCTATCACTACCTGCTATCATTATCAATTTATTATGTTTTCCACTCAATTCTGTGGCAATTTCCATTATATTTCTTGCACTTGATTTACTCTGTAAGTTACTTTTTAATCTCGGAAACATATTCTTCAAATATTTAAATTTCTGAGTATGTGTAAGTGGATTCTTCTTAGAATCTTGAGATTGACTACCATAAATGTAGGCAGTACCACCTTCACGTTGATTAACTGCAATTACAGCATTTATCAACTTTTCGTGTCCGATTGTAGGAGGATTAAATCTCCCAAAAGTGAATACTGCTGTACTCATGCTAATACACCCTGATGATCTTTTTTTGTAAGTTTCAATTTCTTTTGAAGTTTTATAGTCTTTGTTCCCCACGAATCATCACCATGTACACTAGGTGGCGACATTGTTGGTGTTTTTCCTTTTTTGTGCATCTTCATCCAGAGATCATTATAACGTTCTTGTTCTTTCTTAGACCAACCACCTCTACCAGCGGCCTTCATGCCAAGGTCTTGTAATTCTTTTTCTTCTTTATCTTCTGGTTCTTTTTTGGAAAACCAACCTTCTTGCCAAACTTTATAACTTTTCATTTGATAACCTTTCCCAAATTTTTATAGAGCCCCTTCAATTTTCTTTCATCACCTTTTTGAAGAGCTTGAATCATCTGTCTGGTAATGTCTTGTATCAGTACGATTAAATTACTGTCATCTTCTTCAAGACTATTGTATAACTTGTGTCTTCCACCTGCTGCTTTTTGTGCCGCTTTTGACCACATACTTTTAGGATTACCTTTTGTTGGTATTCCACACATTTTTTTATGTCTATCACGCATAACCTTCGATCTTAACTTCTCTAATGGTATACCACACATATCACCCGATTCAGAAATAAGAGCCATGTCGAGAGCTAATTTGTCTTTTCTCGAAATTTCATATAATTCCTTATTAGTTTCTTTAAACCTTTTCATCTTCTCCCTTTTTCTTGTTTACTGGCCAGTTTGTACAATAAGGATGATTTGGATCATGTCGTTGTTCATATTCATCTTCGAAATGGTCATAACCAAGTTGAGGTTCGTGTCCTTCGTGATAATCTTTCTCAACTTCTTTTTCCACTATTTGTCCCAATTTTTGGCAGCATTAAAATTCTGCATTGAAAATTCCATTCGATCAACTAACTTGACCGCCCCACCCTTGAGAGTGTCTATAGCAACAAATCCTTCTGGAGCAGTTACTCTATATCCCGTAGATGTTCTCATCAAGGTTTTTATAGATTTGACTTTCTCTAACTGACGAATAATTATCAGTTTTGCTTCAATAAGTAAATTTTGCATTGCAAATATCTTAACAATTTCACCTGAATTCGCCCTAAGAAACCCTACATATCTGTCCATTACGGCTTTTTTGTTTTTCTTTGTCTCTTCTCTTTTTACCTTATCAATATCCGCCTTCAACTTGTCATATACAAATGCAATCAATCCTGCTGTATGTCTCTTCACATCCTTAATAGGTTCTCCGGCTCTTACCATCTTATTAGTATATGCCTTTACTAATTCACTTGTTTGGTCATCATCTGCGATCATTCCTAAAACATTAGAATTTAATTTCTGGAATAATTTTCCGGCTTTACTTAGTATTGCTGTAACATCTGTAGTTTGTTTCTTTGTCATAGTAGCACTTCCAGATTGATCTTCAAATGATGCATCTGCTTGCCATACTGAACTACTTTCACTAAATGCTCCTGAGCTTACACCAAAAGAGGCGGTCATGTCCTCCATCGTATCGCCACTATAAGTGGTATGCCATACGATTCCCATATTAGAGGACAAGATTTTCGCCGCCAATTTAGACTTTACAGGTATTGCATAAACGATTGTATTTGGTTGAAAAGTAATATAAGGTTCGTTATCAATCGTTTCTCTCTGTAAATCATCTGCTGTATACATCATGTCACCCTGTAAAACACCTTTTATGTTTACTTTGGATAACTCTTTCAATGCGACTTTTAGTTTTGATGCTAGTCCACCACTATGATTATTATCTATATCTGTATCAGTATAATTTATCTTTGCGTTCTTAGCGAATACGCCTTTTGTTCCTACAAAGAATTGATCATTCTCAGGATTTATTCCCGCAAACACTGCTGGTGCTCCGTCCCATTTTACGGTTACGTTAACGGAGGAATCAGAGTTTCCGGCTAACATATCTCTTAGACCTTGAAGGAAATTTAATGCTCCTCTTGTTCCTTCTACCCCATGATTCAACACCTCATCTTCAAGGTGCTCCATGTGGAGATTCTTTTGTTCAGTCAAGAATGAACTAAATGCAAACATTATTCTACTTTCAAATGTGGAGCAGACCATTGAGATTCAGAT